CGACGACCCGGACGACGGCACCACCGGAAGCGACGGCCTGGGCATGCTGCGGCTCATCGAACGGCCACGCCGATGACCACCCCCGTCCGGCGCCGCCGTCGCACCCTCCGCCAACGCCTCCTCGGCTACATCACCGACGCCGTGTCCCGGCTCCGGCAGGCGTGGGCGATCCTCACCGGCGCACAGACCCGGCTGCTGGCCGCGCTCGCCGCGATCCGGCCCGGCCGCACCTCCGGCGCCGGACCCCGCCTGCGCGCCGCAATCGCCGCCTTCAACACGTCCCTGGGCGCGTTCGCCCGCGCCGCCGGTGCCTTCGCCGAACGGTGGGCGGCCACCGACCTGCCCGTCGTCTACCGGGAAGGCGCCTGGACCCTGCTGGACAACGCCGACCGCCGCCAGACCCGGTTCACCTGGACCAGCCGGCACCAGGCCGCCATCACCGGCCTGTCCGCCCAGTACTACGCCGACCTCACCAACCGCATCCAGGAAGCCATCCGCCGCGCCCGCGCCTTCCTTCGCGACGCACAGGACGCCGCCCGCGACCCCGACGCCGCCCGCCTCGACACCCAGGCGCTGCGCCGCGACCACCCGTTGGACACCGTCGTCTACGCCAACAACTCCCGCCACCCGGTGGAGGCGTGGGCGCGTGCCGCCCTCACCTGGCAGGCCGTCACCGCAGCCAACACCGGCGCCGTCCGCACCGCGCTGGACGAGCTGGGCACGGAGTGGGTGGAGGTCCGGGACGGAAACGGCTGCGGGTGGGAATCCCACGACTCGCCGGACAAGGCCGACCGGACGCTGCGTACCGTCCAGGACGCCCTCGCCCACCCCACATCACACGTCCACTGCGTACGCGAGTTCCTTCCCCGCCTCGACCTCATTGGCCGTACCGACATCCGCACCGGAGCGCCCCTGTGACCGACACCCCTGCGGAGCCGCAGGCGCACGCCGTCCGCATCAACGCCCAACCCGGCCACGCTTCGATCATCATCGACGGCACCCCTCTCCCGGCCGGGACCGTCACCGGCTACACCCTCCAGCACGACATCGCCGGCGGCCTCCCGCTGGTCGTCCTGCACACCCGGCAGCCCGACGGGACCGCCTTCGAAGGCCTTGCCCGTGTCGCCGTCGGCATCGCCGACACCCCCGGCGACATCGTGACCGCGTTCCTCACCCAGATCGACCCCGCCGCGCTCGAGAACGCCGCCCTCAACCGCGACGACCTCGGCCACCAGAAATACGACCTGACCCGCGCCATGCTGCGGCAAGCCGCCGCCTGGGCCAGAGGAGAGCAGTAGTGGCCGGCCTCGACAACGCCCTCGCCGGAGTCGGCGTCTGGCTCCAAGCGAACCTGATGGTCGACATCGTGCGGATCGTCAGGCCCGTCACCGGCGATCCCGTCCTCAACCCGGACACGGGACAGCTCGAATACCCCGAGCCCGAACTCGTCTACGAAGGCACCGGCGCGGTCATCGCGGCCGGCGCCCCCGGCGGCATCAGCTCCCTGCCTTCCTCCACGCTGCCCTGGACGGAGGAGACCATGTCCCCGGCCCGCCTCTTCACACCGCTCACCGCGCCGATGGCCGCCCGCGACGACCTCGTCACCGTCGTCACCGTCCACAACCCCGCCAACACGGCACTCCTCGGCCGCATCTGGTTCTGCCAGGATCCGGGCCGCGCCTCCACCGTGGAAGTCGTCCGCGTCACCCCGATGGACATGAAACAGGCTGCCCGTGGAGGCACGCCGTGAACCTGGACGACCTGGCCAACCGCCTCGAGGATGCAGCCGACCAGATCGGTGAGACGGTCGAACGACGGATGCGGCACGTCGGCACCACCGGTGTCGCCCGCATCCGCGCGAATGCCTCCGGCCGGCCCGGCCCGAACGTCATCACGGGCCAGTACCGGGCGTCCTGGCAGGCCATCACCAGAGGCATCCCGCACGGCGCGGAATGCACCATCGGCACCAACGCCCCCCAGGGCCGCCGTCTGGAGTTCGGGTTCTGGGACATGACCGACTCCATCGGCCGGCACTTCTTCCAACCGCCCTACCCGCACGTTCAGCCCGCCCTCAGTCACATCGAGGACACGCTGCACCAGCAGATGCGCGCCGCCGTGGGGGAGCTGTTCACATGATTCAGAAACGACTGGTCACGAACTGGGTGGTGGCAACGCTCGCCATCGCCTCCAAGATGCCCGTAGGCCGCGGCCGCGCCCCCACCTCAGGGCAAGCGCCGCCCTACTACCTGGCGTACTCCGTCGACACCAGCGTCTCCGGTGCTCCCTTCGCCGACCGCAGCGAAGACGGATCGCTCGTCTACCAACTCACCAGCGTGTCCGGACCGGACCCCACCAAGCCGCAGTCCAGCGCGACGCAGGACCAGCTGGAGTGGATGGCAGACAAGGCCCGCGCCATCTTCCTGGGTCGCGACCCGGCAACCGGCATGTGGCTGCACCCGCTGACCGTGCCCGGCGTCTCCTGCATGACCCGCTCCCTGGACGTCGAGTGGGGCGCGGTACCAGGGGGAACGTCCGAGCAGGAAGCTGCAATCATGACCTATGTGCAGCGGTTCAGGTTCAACCTGACCACCGCCTGAGCCCGCGGGCTCAGGCAACACCGCACCGCGGCGGGACCCCACGCGGACGCCACCACAACAGGTGGCCGCCACACAAGACCGTGTAGCAGGGGCCCCCACGATCGGCCCCGCATCCGCGAGGGGCCACCATGAGGTTCAACCGCAAGGGCACCACCAAGATTCACTTCCTGCCGACGATCGCCTCGACCGATCTGATCCCGACCACGGCAGAGATCACCGCCGGTACCGACTGGACCGAGCACATCCACAGCATCGACGGCTGGAGTCTCGAGAACCAGCCCATCGAGACACCGAACATGGCCAGCACATTCGTTCCCAAGATCGACGGTGACGACAGTGCGGCCGATTCCAGCCTGGGCTTCTACGAGGACTCCGTCACCGACGACGTGGAGACCGAACTCGCCAAGGGCACCGCTGGCTTCGTTGTGATCTTCAGCAAGGGCACCACGCCCGGCAACAAGGGCATGGACGTCTTCCCCACCAAGGTCGCCTCCAACTCCAAGCAGTACAGCACGGACAACGAGGCCGCGAAGATCAACGTCCAGTTCGTCATCACGGACCGGCCGGCCTTCAACCAGACCGTGCCCACCGGCCCCTGATCCCCCGGCCGTTTCACCCCCTCCAAGCCCCCGGCCGGGCCCCGGTGTATCTGGGAAGGGCGCCGCGCGCGCCCGGCCGGGCCTTCCCAAAGGACCCGACATGAGCAGCAGCACCTGGGATGCGCTCGAGAAGCGCCTCAACGCCGTCAAGAAGCCCGTCAACGTGTTCCGACTGTGCGACGACCCCGAGATCCGCAGCCGCTACCTGGCCGCGCGACGGGAATCCGAGCAGGCCGACGCCTACCTGGCCGGCCTGCCCAAGGACGCCGGGGCGGACACCGCCATCGCCCGCGTGCAGGCGGAGCAGCAGGCCAAGGACGCCAGGACGGCGCTGACAGCCGCGCAGAAGGCCTACGACGCCCACACCGTCATGCTGCGCTTCCAGGCGCTGGAGCGGCAGGCCCTCGAGGAACTGCTGGCGAAGCACCCGCCGTCCGAGCAGGACGAGGAGAACGGCAGCGAGTTCGCCGAGGACTTCATGCCCGCATTGATCGCCGCCGCGTCCCTGGACGGCATGCCGGAGGAGGCCGCCGCCCGCTTCATGCGGACGTGGACCCCCTCCGACGCCCGCAGCCTGTGGCAGGCGGCTTGGTCGGTGCAGCACACACAGCGGACCGACCTGGGAAAAGACTGATCGATGATGCCGACTTCCGTGCCGAGATGGAGCTCTGCCACGCATGGGGCGTCCCCCATTCGCAGTTCCGTGGGCACGGCGACGGCACCTGGACTGGTCTCGACCGCCGCAAGGCCCTCGCCTACGCCCACTACCTCAAGCAGACCTGCCCCCACTGCGGGACGAGGCCGGAGGAGTGGGACGAGCACGCGGGCGGTGACGAGGACGCCTACCGGGCCACCACCCACCGCTGCATCGGCTGCCAGCTCATCGCCGACAAACAGAAGACCGTCCCCGACGGCGACGAGGGACACGGGGTGAAAGTCGCTCTGATCCCGTCCAGCGTCGCCGCCGCCCTCGAACTCCAGAAGACCCACCAGCACTAGCCCAGGAAAGGGGGCCCGCCCGTGTCCGAGTGGAATCTGTCGGTACGCCTGACCGGGCAGGGCTCCGGGCTCGCCCGCACTCTTCGGAACACGGCCACCGACGCCCGCAACGCCTCCAACGAAATCAACGCACTACGCAGGAACCTGACCCTGTTGCGCGCGGAGGCCAGCAACGACATCCGTATCCGCCTCGACATCGACGCCGGTCATCTGCGCTCCGACGTGACGTCCGCCGTCACGACAGCCGCAGCGGGCCAGAGCATCTCCATCCCCCTCGTCCTGGACTCGGGCGATCTGCGCTCCGACGTCTCGGACGCCGTCACGACGGCCGCAGCGGGCCAGACCCTCGCCGTGAGCCTGCGGCTGACGGACGCCATGCAACTACGCCGCGAGGTGGAGGCAGCGGTGCGCTGGGCGGCGTGGGGGCACCGCATCGAGATCCCCATCGGGCTCACCGACTCGATGCAGCTGCGTCGGGACGTCACGGCCGCGGTCCGCTGGGCGCAGGACAACCAGCGCATCCGCCTCCGGGTCGACGTCGATACATCCGCCCTGCGCGGCCTGGGCGGCAGCCTCGGGGGAGGGTCCGGCAGCGGAGGCGGCCTCGATATCGGACTGGCCGGGCTGCTGCCGATCGCCACCGCGGCCATCCCCCTCATCGCCGGACTGTCCACCAGCCTGGCGCCGCTGCCCGGAGCGTTCGCGGCGGCCACCGTCCCGGCCGCCGCATTCGGTATCGCGCTCGCCGGGCAGGTCGGACCACTGACCGAGGTAGCCGAAGCGGAGACGAAGTACCAGGAAGCCGTCCGTGAGCACGGCGCCGCCTCCGCAGAAGCGACCGAAGCGCAGGTCGCCTACCAGCAGATCCTTGCCGAACTGCCCCCCGAGGCGCAGAAGGCTGCGATGGCCCTGTCGCAGCTGAAGACCAACTTCGGCGCCTGGTCAAACGAGATGTCCGGCTTCACCATGGCCCCGCTGACCAAGGGCATCACCGTCCTCGACGAGCTGATCCCGCGCCTGACCCCGCACGTCGAGTCCGCGTCCGCCCAGCTGGACCGGCTGGTCACCATCGCCGGCGGCGCCATCAACACGCCCGGCTTCGACGCGATGACCGAGAGGTTCGCCGACTTCACCGACCGGCAGCTGGACGAGATGACCGACGGCGTCATCCACTTCCTGCGGGTGCTGTCCGAGGGCGGCGCCTTCCAGGACGGGCCGATCGCGGAGTTCATGGCCTATGCCCGGCAGAACGGGCCCGCCGCCCGGGAGGCGCTCTCGGCGATCTCCGAGGCTGTCGTGATGCTGGTGCGGGCGGCCGCGGAGGCCGGGCCGACCATGCTCACCCTGGTCACTGCGTTCGCCCGGCTGGTTGCGGCGCTGCCGCCGGAGTTGGTCGGCATCATCCTCCAGGTCGCGACGGCCCTGAAGCTGCTCCAACTGACCGGGGCGGGCATGGCGGCGCTCGCCGCCGGTCTGGGCCGGGTCCGTACCGCGATCGCCGCCCTCGGCACCACCGCGGCGACGGCCGGTGGTGGCCTGGCCGGCCTGCGGGCCGCGTTCCTGTCCCTGGGCCTGGCCGCGCGGGCATCCATCGTCATCGCCGGGATCGCCGCCGTCGTCGTCGTCTTCAAGGAACTCTCCGAGATCGGGAAGCAGGCCCCGTCGGACGTCGACAAGCTCACCACGTCGCTGGGCAAGCTCGGGCAGACCGGGAAGGTTGCCGGGGAGGCGGCCCGCGCGTTCGGCAAGGACCTGGGCGGCCTCTCCGAGAGCCTGCGCACCCTGTCCAGGCCCTCCAATCTGGACAAGACGCAGCAGTTCCTCACCGGCTTGCTCGGCATGGACTCCACGCCGGTCAAGGAGGCCAAGGAGGACCTGGACGCCGTCGACAAGTCCCTCGCCAACCTCGTCAAGGCAGGGAAGGGTGATATCGCGGCGGCGGCGTTCGAGCGGATCGCGGCCGCGATGCGCAAGCAGGGCATGTCCGGCAAGGAGCTGAAGGCCCAGCTGGACGACTACAAGTCCGCCCTCGCCGACCAGGCCTTCGAAGCCGAGCTGGCCGCGCAGTCGATGGGCATGTTCGGGGCGGCCGCGCAGGAGACGGCTGCGAAGCTGGACGCGCAGCGGGCCAGCGCGGACGGACTGCGGCAGAGCATTCAGGCGCTCAATGACGTGAACCGGGCCGCCGGCTCCGCGATGTCCGCGTTCGAACAGTCCATCGACGACACCACCAAGGCCGTCCAGGAGCACGCGGGCGCGCTGAAGATGCGCGACGGGGAACTCGACCTCGGCAGCCAGAAGGCCCGCGACGCCGAGAAGGTCCTCTCCGAGCTGGCCGCGAACACGGACGAGGCCGCCGCGGCCGCCCGGGAGCAGGGCAAGTCTTGGGAGTACGTGTCCGGCATCCAGGAACGCGGCCGCGCCGCATTCATCCAGGCCGCCGACGCGATGGGCCTGTCCAAGACGCAGGCCAAGGCGCTCGCTGACGCCTACCTGGACATCCCCGACGAGAAGTCGACCCGCATCGACATGCGGACCGAGGACGCCATCGCGGGCCTGGACGCCGTCATCGCCGCGATTGAGGAGACCCCGAACGCCAAGAGCGTGACGGTGGATGCGCTCACCGGCGAGGCCGTCACGATGCTGGAGTCCCTCGGTTTCAAGGTCACCGAGCTGAAGGACGGCCGTTTCAAGGTCACCGCCGAGACCGGTACCGCGGGCAGTGCCCTGGACGAGCTGAAGGGCCGCCGGGACGGACTCCAGGACAAGACCATCACGATCGATGCGGCGACCGCGTCCGCGATCGCTGACCTGGAGTCGGTGAAGGCGAAGGTCGCCTCCACCAACGGCAAGACCATCACCATGAAGGCCCCGACGGCGGAGGCCCGCCAGCAGCTGGAGCTCCTCGGATTCAAGATCCGAGACACCAAGGGCAAGAACGTCGTCATCACCGTTCCGACCGGCACCCAGCGCGCCAACGTCGCCTCGCTCGCCTCAGCGATCGCGGGCCTGCGGAACAAGTCCGTCAGCATCACCACCACGTTTTACGAACGGCACATCGTCTCGAGCACGGGTGAGGCCCGCTCCCGTACCAAGCTGCGGCCCGGCTCGTACGCCGACGGCGCCGTGGTCGACTACTACGCCGACGGCGGCATTCAGCGCGGCGGCATTCGCCACTTCGCCGGCGGCGCGGAGAACCATGTCGCGCAGATCGCCCCGGCCGGGTCGTGGCGGGTGTGGGGTGAGCCGGAGACTCAGGGCGAGGGATACGTGCCTTTTGCCAGGTCAAAACGGGTGCGATCCCGTGCGATCACTGAGGAGATCGTGCGCCGCCTAGGCGGCGACCCGGCGTCCATCGCCTGGAACGCCGACGGCTCCGTCACGGACTGGCGCTACGACCCGCAGACCGGATCTCTTTTCAGCGCCTCCGACGCCGGACAGCGCGGCAACAAGACCCGCAAGGTGAAGGTCAAGGGGAAGAACGGCAAGGTCACCATCAAGGAGATCGAGTATTTCGATCTCGGCGCGGTGGAGAAGCGCATCAAGGCCACGGCGAGTGCCACCCGGGCCTGGAACAAGGACCTGGAGAAGGTGGCCGATCGGGTCGGCGGGGACGTCGCCCAGGCCCTGGCGTCCATGGGGGAGGAGGGCCGCAAGCTCGCCCACAAGATGGCCACCGGCTCCACCAAGTACATCAACGACATGGCCAAGGCGCTCCGCGACCTCCAGAAGACGGCCAAAGCCAGCCTGACGGACTACACCCGTCAGCTCGGCACCGCGAACAAGATGAACCAGACGTTCGCCAACAACTTGGCCAGGCTCGCCGGGATGGGCTACGGCGACCTCGCCGCCCAGCTCGCCTCGCAGAACGACGAGGCCGCCCAGCAGCTCGCCGCCGCCGCGGTGAAGGACAAGTCCAAGGCGTCCAAGGCGAACGCCGCGGCGAAGACCGCGAACAGTGCGCTCACCGACGAGCAGGTGCGGGACCTGGTGCAGATCATCGCCGCGATCAAGACGTCCAAGACCGGCATCCACGACGTTGCCGGGGCCACCGGGCTCGGTGAGGACGTCATCATCGCCATCGCGAACAAGGCCAAGGGCCAGATCCTGAGCTCCCTGGGCTCGCGATCCAGCCGGTTCATTGCCGACCTGCGGAAGGCCAACGCCCACCAGGCGTATGCAGACGGCGGGATCCGGGCCGGCATGTACGCCACCCGCGGCGGGATCATCCGTTTTGCGGAGCCCAGCACGGGCGGGGAGGCCTACCTGCCGCTCAGCCCGTCGAAGCGGCGCAGCGCGATGCCCGTCCTCGCCGACGTCGCCTCCCGGTTCGGCGTGGGCCTCACGGACGCCCGCGCCACCCGCCCGGTCGTCATCGTCCGCGAGTCCAGCCCCACCACCGTCCAGGTCACCGCCGTCCGCACCGGGGCCACCGCCTCGGACATCGGCGCCCAGGTCGGCCGCAGTATCCGCCGCGCACGCAGGGGAGGGGTGGCCGCCCGTGCCGCTTGAGGACTGGCAGTACGACCTGGGCGGCGTCGTCATCGGCGCCGGCACCAACGTCAACGTGATCGAGACGACCGGCCTGGGCCGGCCCCCGGTGCGCGAGTCCGACGTGGACCAGCCGTCCATGGACGGGCAGTTCGCCGGCCCCGACTACTGGGGCGGCCGCCAGATCCAGTTCGATGCCGCCATCAAGATCCCGGGGAATCCGGCCGCCTGCCACGACATGGTCGCCGCATTGCAGGCCGTCACCGATCCGGCGAGCGTGCGCCTGGTCGGCGGGCAGGGCATGGCACTGCGGATCAAACGCCCCGGCCGTCCGGTCAAGCGCCTCACCGTGCGGGCCCGGAAGGTGGATCCGGAGTACGGGCAGGTCATCCACGGTTATGTGCCCCTCGACCTGGAGTTCCTCGCCCACGACCCCACCTTCTACGCCGACACCCCGTCCACGACCGAACTGCCGCTGGGCTGGCTGACCGGCGGCGGGTTCGCCGCCCCGGTGGTCGCTCCCATCTACGTGCAGGACGGGACGGTGGCCGCGGACCGGCCCGGCTGGGTTACCAACGCCGGGACCGCGGCCGCGTGGCCGGTCCTGCGGGTGATGGGGCCGTGCGCGAACGTCACCATCACCCACGTCGCCTCCGGCAGGAGCTTGGCGTTGCCCACCCTGAACCTGCCCGCGGGCCGCTGGGTGGAGATCGACACCCGTCCGGGGTTCCGCACCGTCACCTGGGACAACGGCGGCAACGCCTCCACCTACCTCAGCCCCGCTTCCCGCATCGACCTGTTCTCCATCCCCCCGGGGGTGTCGGAGATGCGGTGGACCGCCTTCGACAGCACGAACTCCGGCCGCCTCCGCGTCACCTGGCGCGACGCCTACATAGCCCTTTGAAGGAGAGCCGACCATGGCACTGTTTCCCCGGCCCATCCTCACCAACGGGGCCCACCACCCGGCGCAGCAGTTTCGCATGCTGGTGCGCGACCTGTCCGCCGGAGCGGAGGGCATCACCCAGGGCGACGACCTCAAGGTGGTCCAGCGGTCCACCCCCGGTGGCGGCGTCACCGTCGGCGACGGGTCCGCGGTCATCCGCGGCCGCGCCAACACCTTCCAGGGTCACTACTCCGTGTGCAACATCGGATCAGCCAGCGTCGACATCGCCGCGACCGGCGCCGGCGCGGGCCGCTCCGACATGGTCATCGTGCGGGTCCAGGATCCCGAGTACGAGGGCACCCTGGACCCGCAGGTCGACCAGATCACCTACTTCCAGGTCATCTCGAACGTGTCCTCGTCGGCGACGACGATCCCCGACGGCCGGACCGGGATCCCGCTCGCACGGATCGACATCCCGGCGTCCACGTCCACGATCACCAACGCGATGATCACGGACCTGCGCCGGGTGGCGAACCCGCGCCGCCAGCGCACCGTGCTGACCCAGTCCCCCGCCGGCCAGAGCACCGGCATCGGCTCCTCCACCACCCCCTCCTACTTCTCCACGGCCGCGGGCTGGAACATCGCCGTGCCGGACTGGGCCACCAAAGCCATCATCAAGATCGACGTGTCGCCGATCCGGTACGCCCTGGGCAACTTCTGGGGGCCGCTGTCCGCCACCTTCGGCTCAAGCCTCACCCTCCAGTCCGTCACCCTGGACGACAACCAGGGCACCGGCGTCCGCCGTATCCCGGCGATCCTCGCCGACACCCTCACCCTGCCCGCCTCCTACCGCGGCACCACCCAGCTTCTACGCGTGCGCGCGGCCGCCCAGGAGGCCGGGCAGGCCGCCCGGATCTACGTGGACTCCGGCACCACCCTCGTAGCGGACGTGCAGTTCGAGGAGGCGCCGCGGTGACCGCCCCGCCGGGCCGGGTCCTCACCCGGCACGCCCTCACCGGGGCGTGGCTGTCGACCGCGCTGCCGGTCACGGACCTCGAGTACGGGCCCGAACTGTCCGGCCCCGGGGAGCTGCGCGGCATCCTGTCCCCGCGGCTGGTCGCCTCTAATCCGACGCTGGCCGACCCGGGCACCACGGAGATCTACGTGGAGTCCGACGGGCAACTCGAGTGGGGCGGTCTCGTGTGGGACGTGCGCGCCGAGGGCTCCGAGTACCGGATCGAGGCCGCCTCCTGGTCGTCGTACCTGCAAAAGCGGTACGACCTGGACGGGGAGCACGGCGGCCGCGGCCCGTACGTGTATCAGGACCGCTGCCAGGTCATCCGCAACATCTGGACGTACGCACAGTCCATCCCCGACGGGAACCTGGGCGTGGTCGTCGATGTCACCACGTCCACGTCGAAGGTCGGCACCCCCGAGGACGTCCACCACTCCCACTGGTACGACAGCAAATCCCTCGGAGACCAGGTCGACGAGCTGGTCTCCGACCAGGGCACCCCCGAGTACACCTGCACCACCACCTGGAACTCAGACAAGACCGGCGTGGTGAAACGGATCCGGCTCGGCTGGCCCCGCCTCGGGGCACGCCGCAAGGACATCGAATTCTCCTCCGGCGTGAACATCATCGAAGACCCGGAGGAGATCCGTTCCGGGGACGACTACGCGCAGGTCGTCATCGGCACCGGCGCCGGCGACGGGTCGGCGAAGCTCCGGCAGATCAGCGCGGTCCGTAACGGCCGGCTGCGCCTGGAGGCGACCGCCGCATTCCCCGAGATCAACGGCAACGACGTCCTCAAGCAGCGGGTGGAGTGGGAGCGCGCCTGGCGGCAGACCCTCGGCGCGGTCGAAACGGTCACCATCCGCGACACCCCGGCCGCCCCGTTCGGATCGTGGCAGGTCGGCGACGACGTGTACGTCCGCATCCACAATTCCTGGACCAGCTACACCGGCTGGTGCCGCGTCACCGGCTGGACGATCCAGCCCACCGCGTCCGGCGGCCCGCAGGCGCAGGTGTCCCTGAAGCCGTCAGCCATGTACACCTACGGAGGCCATTGACTTCTCCCCGACCGAAGGCGGGGATTCCAACGGTCACCCGCTGGATTTCCTGCTTCGTTGCCGACCGCCCCGTCCGGGAGGACTCCCGTTGAGGTCTTACATCAGCTCCACAGGCGTTTTACCTCTCCGCCAGCCCGGCGGCGAGGATGTTGCGTGCCGCGTTCACGTCGCGGTCATGCATGGTGCCGCACTCGCACGTCCACTCGCGGACGTTCAGCGACATTTCCTCGCGGACCGTGCCGCAGGCCCCGCACAGCTTCGAGCTGGGGAACCACCGGTCGACGGTTACGAGGTCGCGCCCATACCAGGCGCACTTGTACTCCAGCATCGTCCGCAGCTCGGTCCACGACGCGTCCGAGATGGCGCGCGCCAGCTTGTGGTTCTTGAGCATGTTGCGGACGGTGAGGTCCTCGATGACGACCGTTTGGTTCTCACGGACGAGTCGAGTGGTCAGCTTGTGCAGGAAGTCCCGTCGCCGGTCGGTGATCCGCGCATGCACGCGGGCGGCCTTCCGGCGGGCTTTCTCCCGGTTGGCCGAGTCCTTCGCCTTACGGGACAGTTCCCGCTGCGCCTTGGCCAGCCTTGCGCGGTCACGGCGCTCGTGGCGCGGGTTCGTCACCTTCTCGCCGGACGACAGGGTCACCAGCGAGGTAATGCCCGCGTCGATACCGACGGCGTTCGTGGTGGCCGGAGCCGGGGTGATGGTGTCCTCGCACAGCAGGGACACGAACCAGCGGCCCGCGCTGTCTCGGGACACCGTCACCGTGGACGGATCCGCACCCTCAGGAAGCGGACGGGACCAGCGAATGTCGAGCGGCGCGTTCATCTTCGCAAGGAAGATCTGTCCGTTCCGCCAGCGGAATCCCGCCCGGGTGTAGGCGGCGGACATGCGCGACTTCTTTTTGGACTTGAAACGCGGGTACTTAGCGCGTTTGTCGAAGAACGCCGCAAACGCCGTCTGGAGATGACGCAAGGCTTGCTGGAGCGGAACGGCAGCTACCTCGGCAAGAAACGCCGTATCCGGCTGCCTCTTCAGAACGGTCAGCGCTCGGTCGGTTTCAGCGTACCCAACGTTCTTGCTGTGCAAGGCGTACGCCTCGGAGCGCATGTGGAGTGCCCAGTTGTACACGTAGCGGACGCAGCCGAACGTGCGGGACAGCTCTGCTGCCTGCTCGTCCGTCGGGTAGAAGCGGTACTTGAAAGCCCGCTTGACCTGCTGCGTCATGCTTACAGAATATCACCTTCTCCTGTAAAGAAGCGAGGCCAGTAGTGGATATCGGTCGCAAGATCGCCGACCTCGAGGCCCGGCTGGCGCGCGTGGAGAACTCCCCGCGCCTGTCCCACGCCGCCCTCGACAACGCCAACATCGTCGTCAAGGACCAAGCCGGCGCGGTGCGGGGCCGGATCGGGATGCAGCCGGACGGCACCATCGGTCTGATCGCCGTGGACGGGCCCGCCCCCACCGCACCGACCGCACCGGTCGTCACGTCCACCATCGGCGGCCTGCGGGTCGTGTGGGACGGCACCCTCGCCTCCGGGCAGCCCCTCCCGGCCGACTTCGACCACGTCGCCGTCCACGTCTCCACCACCGCCGCATTCACCCCGTCCGCGGCCACCTACGCCGGCACCATCACCCGGGCCGGGGACGGCGGCATGCTGCCCGTCCTGCCCCTGCCCTACGTGCCGCACTACGTGCGCCTGACCGCCGTGAACACCTCCGCCGTGGCGGGGGACCCGTCGGAGGAGACCACCGCCACCCCCATCAAGGTCGACGGCCCAGACCTCAAGGCCGGCTCGGTCACCGCGGGCGCCATCCAGGCCGGCGCCGTCACCGCGGAGAAGCTGGAGGCCATTCTCCAGCTCGTCACCCGCCTCGTCGCCGGCAACCCCGCCGGCG